GTGTACTACACTTCTTCTCTTTGACTGTTGCAAATTTAACACACCTTTGTCAAAATCTATGCTAGAGAACTGTAAAATTCGCATATCTCCCACTCTTTGACACCATTCGTATGCCATTTGTACTATCAATCCTAAGTTTCTGTGCTTAAAATCTTCGTAACAATGGTTAAGAAATTTCCTAACTTGTTCTTTTGTCCACACAGTTGTCCTAGCATGAGCAGATTTACGTTTGAAAGTAGAGAAAGGGTTGCTCTCGGCATACCCCATCTCCATTCCAAAGGAATATATCTTACGTGCTACTGATGTAACTGCATTCGCCAAGTACACGCCACGCCCAAGCCATACTTCGTATGCTCTACGTGCTATCGCACCTGACATTTTGGTAAGACATATTTCTGCCATACTTTTGCCATCAACTTTTGTATCCAATAAAACAGTCACACAATATTGATAATCATGTTTAGTTTTATCAGCTAACCTATTGAAATCGTTGGACAAATAGTATTTATTTGTTAGGTCACTTATGTTCACTAAGATACCTTTATTGCTATGTAAATACATAGTCCTATGATTAGTAACTTGCCATAGTCAAGGTCGAACTTCGTACCTTCCCCATATTTCTTGTGATAGTCCACATTAAAAAAGTCTGTTATTCTATGCCACATTTGTTTCTCCTTTCATCCAAGTTGGTAATTCTGTTTCCATCCATTTTGGTTTTTCTGTATACTTGTATCTCGCAAATCTAGACTTGTCAACAATATAAAATCTTCTATAGGCTAGTATAGGAAATACCTCGTCTGTTTTTAGTTGGTCATGCCCACTAAAACATTGTGGGTGTGCAGTCATCTTACCATCAGGTAAATACACTCTGCCAACCCACAAAGATGCAAAGTGTTTACCTGCACCATGTTCTTTTTTATATCTTGCAGTATACTCTTTTAGCATACATCCTAACAAAGAGAATGCAAAAGTGTAATTACTTATGTTTTCCATTGCCCATAGTGTGCAAGGATGCTTCTGATGTACAGGTTTATACAAACCCTTTTCCTCTGCAAAGCTAGGTGCATGATGCCATAGCACAGTACACAACATCTGTGTTTCTTCTAGTGGCATCTTGACTATGTGTTGGTCACATAGAGATGATGCAATCTTGCTTGGTCTATCTTCTATAATAAATCTATTCATGTTCTCCCCCTTTGTCGTTATCGTCATACTTAATTCTCTTACCCTTGTAATACATATATCTACTTCTGCTTGGTGTATGATAGCCTTCTTTTAAAAAGAATGTAGGCTTTCTCTTTGCAGTTTCAAATGTAGCTACAGTAATTACAACTGCACATATAATAAATACATGAGCAATCGCAGTTATACCAAACACCCACATACTACCAAAGTACATAGAGAATACTATGCACCACATCCATGCTAATACTTGCATGACCATGTGTCTAGTATTCAAATCAGGTATGTGCCGCAACGGATTACGCTCATGATTCATGACTGATTGCCATGTGTCGTGTACTATTTTAGTCATCATTTACTCCTTTCAATATCCCACCTATAAAATATGTGGTCATCTATTCTAATTATATAAGTCTTTGTCTCTGCCCAACTAGGTCGGACATAGTGTGCATGATAATGTGTAGAACCTTCTACGAAGTCATCTAGATGTCCATTGTACACACCATTTGCCACGTGCATAGCATCTCTCCATGCTTTAGCTTCTCTTGGCTTGTCACTCTTGCCATCACAATACCAACTAAATTGGCATCTGTTCTTGATGGGTAGTGATGGCTTCCACTTGTACGTCAAGCCTTGTTTAACTACGTCACACACGTTGTTAGGGTATCTGTTATCCTTTACCCTATTCATTACTACTTGTGCTACTGCTACTTGCCCTATGAAACTTTGATTCTTAGCTTCATGATACACATTTAGTGCTAGGCATATTAATGATTCAGCTATCATAAGTTTACTCCTTTCATAGTCTTTTCAACATCTATGTAATTGCATACCCATGTGTCCTTACCTATACGACAATTTCCCCTATAGTATTCAAGCACCATAAAGAATACAAACAGTATGAAAAAACTAGGAAATATTAGTGTATGCCATTTCTCTTTGAGATACTTCATTCCCATCTGTCTACACCACAAATTTCAATATCACAATCAGGGTTATCTCTTTGCACTTCGTTCTCAATGAAGTCTGCTATTCCCTTCAGGTCTATGAAAAGTCTTGTGCGACCATTATTTTCCTCTGCATACTCGTCATCTTCCATTTCATTAATGTATTCATGTATATTTATTTTCATCTTGTCCACCTTTCATCCCATATAGGGTCAGTTAGTAAATATTGTTTTTCAACATCCATAGTCTTGAGTATATGTGCAATCACATCTACTGTCCACCCATTGCCAATCATCTTGTATCTCTGTGAGTTGGACACATGATTGGTATAGTTGTCAGGTAATGTCTGCAATCGCTCACACTCTAGGGGTGTCAGCTTTCGCCACATATCTTTTGATACTACCACGTTATCTTTCTGCACAGTAGTGAGACAGTTAGACTTACCATCATCTCGGACTTCTAGTTGCCTAGTAAAAGGCAAGTCAAGTTGGTCATCTTTCCTAGTGCCATGCTCATCTAATCTACGATTAACGATACGACCAATGGCAACCTTTGGTTCTCTGTGTCCACCTTGCATGGTAGTGAGGGTAGGTGCTTTGCCTTCCTGTGCATACACTCGCTTGATAGAGTCATGACCTTTGAGGTCAGCAGTACCTACACGTATCAACCCATCCTTAGACATGGTAGGATTATCCTTGAGTACCATAGTACGTTGCTTACGTTCAATGCTATTCCACCATACTGCACCATTATATCTTGCAGTAAGACAATGAGACTTGCCACCACTAGTCATCTCGTCTGTGGCATAGCCATCCTCTAGGATATCTTGCATGACAATACCCTTGTCCACCATAGGTGGTATGGGTATCTGCTCATAGGTATCGCCTACTAGCTTACCCCACCAATACAATCGGTATCTGTTTTGACCTGACAGTAAACTAGAGTTTAGTGCTTGTGGTTCAAATCCCATATACTTTGATATCACAT